TAACAGGATCGTTAGCTACTGGACTTTCTACGGTAGCATCAGCATTATATCAAAATGTAGCAGGTCAGTTTAACCAGTCATCTTCAGTACAATCGGTTTTTATTGTAGGAAACGGAACTTCTAACGCAAATAGAAGAAACTTAATATTCACATCAGGATCAGAAGTACAGGTAACGGGATCTTTAAAAGTAAATGGATCAATAACAGGTTCTCTATTAGGAACAGCCTCTTATGTAACGGGATCGATTTTTACAGGTGCTAATCCTGTACTTAGTGCTTCATATGCTATAAGTTCATCTTATCTCCTACAGGCAGTCAGTGCATCATTTAGTACTACAGCATCTTATGCTCTTAATGCAGGTGGTGCAACAACACCACAAGGAGCTACTGACACTATTCAATTTAATAAAGCTGGAGCATTTTCAGGATCGGCTAACTTAACGTATATTGACTCTATAAACAAGTTACGAATATCAGGGTCGTTAGATGTATCAGGGTCGTTAAATCTATCAGGCTCTAATGCAAATATAATTTTTACTGATTCAGTAACTGCTAAACGTGGTATACAGGGTACAGTAGGAGGAAGCGATCACTGGTTTGTAGGTGGTGGAGCAACATTAAGTGATACGGGATTTTTAGAAATCGCTACTGGAGATAATGGTCATCAAAGCGGATTAGCAGAACCTATATACGTTTCACAGTATGGACCTAATACTCCATTACAAGGAGGAACTCCAGCTACGCAAGCGACGCTTCTAGATAGAAATGGAAATACATTCTTTCCAGGGAATTTTACAGTATCGAAGAGCTTAAGTGCAAATACTACAGCTATAACTGGATCTCTTATAGTGAGTGGTTCAACTACGGTTGACGATATTCTGATACTGACTCCAAGAATAACTACGCCAACTCCAGCTGCTACAGTAACAGGTAGTATAATGTTATCAGGAAGCTCAGGAACAAATTTAAACCTTTACATCTATACAGGTACTGGAGCAATAGGAAATGGATGGTCAAAAATAACGATATCGTAATTATAAAAAAAAATGTGGTTATATCAAAATAAACAAATACAAGAACTTATAGATATGCCCGAATCAACATTCGGGTTTATCTACGAAGTTACTCATACTCCAAGTGGTAAAAAATACATAGGAAGAAAGCAGTTACTATCGGTTACAAAAAAAGCTTTAGGTAAAAAAGAGTTAGCTCTTATTACGGATAAAAGATCTTCTAAAAAAAAGACCGTAATACAGGAGACAGATTGGAAAACCTATCACGGCTCTCATCCAGAAATAAAGCAGTTAATAAAAGACAAGAAGCAGTCGGAATTTACAAGAGAGATTCTTATGTTTGTACCAACTAAAAAACTGCTTACCTATTACGAAGACAAGTATCTGTATATGAAAGGAGTAATTGAACCAGGATCTACTTACTACAATGATAATATTTCCGGTAGATTCTTCAAAAAAGATTTCGATATAAGTTTGAATATAGAAAAATAATTCTTATATTTAATTAAACAATTAAACTTACTGTATTGAAACCGATTGCAATTTGTATAATGATCAAGAACGATCAAGAGTATCTCTCTGAATGGTTAACACATCATAGAGAATTAGGAGTAGGACATTTTTATCTCTACGATAATGAGAGTACGCCTAGATATGAAAATCTAGGAGAGGATGTTACTATAACGTACTGGGATGAGAATTACTACTTTGAACCAGTACCGCCAAAGATAAACTACAGGTATTACGATCCTGAGTCAATGGCAAATGTCGAATATACTGAGCTTACAACCACTCACTGGCCTAATTCCCCTGAAAGAGATTCTAAACAGTTTAAAGCATATCAACACTGTTTAAATGAGTACGGAGATAGACATGATTGGCTAGCTTTTCTAGACTCAGATGAGTTTATAAATGTAGCACAAGGACTTGATATAAGAGGTGCGCTAAACTATTTAGATCTCCCTCAACTTGCTCAGTTACTAATGAAGTGGAGAGTTTTTAGTTCTTCAGGTCATTTAACTAAACAGCCTTTACAGAAAAAAGCTTACACTGACTGGTATCCGGATTATCAAGTAAAGCCCTTTATAAAACCTGACAGAATATTTGCAGTAAAGAGTCTACATATACTACCAGTATATCCTGGATTTATTACAATGACCGAAGACGGCGTAACTCGTACTCAGATATCAAAACATACTCATACTTCAGATATAATATGGGTGAATCACTACTGGTCTAGATCAAGACAGGATTTTGAAGAGACTAAGTTAAGTAGAAAAGGTGGTACTACTTTAAGATACGATGAACACTACGAAGCTAAATATCAGTTTATAGAGAAACGAGCTGCTTACCATATGAAGAAGTTAAAAAGCTTAGACACACCAACTTAATCTACCTACAGTATATTTATATAAAGACATATTAATAAAAGTCTATGATAAAATTACTTAACTTACTTACAGATACAACACCTGGTTTAGATTATCATTTAAAACATAATCTACCTATATCAGAGAATATCTACCGTTATTCTTCTACTGCCTTTATACAATTATTCTCTGAAGCAAGATCATTGCACAGAAACGGTGATTTACAGCTATGTAAAGAAGATATAGCTCTATTAGAAGATACTGATATAGGATTGTACGGACTTTATGAAGGAAAAGAAGAGGCTCTTGATCTACCTAGGTTAGATGAAGCTGAATATCAGGGTAAGAAAGTTGAACTAGGAAAGCCTAAAAGAGGAGGAGCTAAAAAGTTCTACGTTTATGTAATGAATCCTAAAACAAAAAAAGTAAAGAAAGTACAGTTTGGAGATACTACAGGGTTATCAGTTAAGATAGATGATCCAAAGGCAAGACAGTCTTTTGCAGCTAGACATCAATGTGCTACGAAAAAAGATAGAACAAGTCCCGGATACTGGAGCTGTAATATTGGAAGATACTGGAAGTCACTAGGAGGAGCTAAAAACTTTAGCGGATACTGGTAATATTTATATAAAAGTAAAAAAATGAAAACATTGAGTAAGCAATTACACTCTATTAACGAAATACAATCAGCACAACAGACTGATGTAATGTTTCCTAATAAACTAAACCCTGAAGTAGTTAATCTACTTAATCAGAGACTAGGTGATGAGTATACAGCTCATTACTTCTACAGAAATGCATCAAACTGGTGTTTTGATAAAGCCTACATGAATGCAGGAGCATTTTTCGCAGTCGAAGCAGCGAACGAATTAACTCATGCTGAAAAGCTTCAAAACTATATGGTAGGATGGAACGTAACTCCTTTTATTCCACCAGTTAAAATGATACCTTCCTTTACTACTCTTATTGATATTGTAAATAAAGCTTATGTACTAGAGTATAATCTATTCTCAGCATATAACAGCAATTCATCAGAGATATTTAACATATGTTTAGCTACTTTTGATTTCCTACAAGAATTGAGAATAGGTCAAAGAGAGTCAGTAGTAGAATATGCTGATTTACTAAACGCAGCTCAGTTAATAAACGTATCAAATAACTTCGAAGTACTGTACTATGAAGGAAAGTACTTTAAGGGATAGACCTTATCAAGAACTAAGAACATTCGATATAATCCTCAGAAAATTCAAAGAGGATACTCACGAAGATGAATTAGTCTGGCATAGAGATAGAAGAGATCGTAAAGTAGAGGTGCTAAACCAGACAAACTGGATGGTTCAACTAGAGAATGAAATACCTCAACAACTAAAAGAAACTATCTTTATTCCGAAAAATACTTATCACCGTCTCATAAAAGGAGCAGGTGATTTAGATTTGAGGATATTAGAATTTTAACATCTATTTATATAGAAATACAAGTATGAAAAAATCAGAACTAGTAAAGATAATAAGAGAAGCTGTTGCGACTCAAGCTAAGATATCAGGAGACGTAGTAGCAGGAGAAAAAGCAATGGACAGTAACTCAACAGTAAGTAAAGCTTTACTTAGGTACAATAATGCTACGGAATTCTACCAAGGATTTGAAGAATGGTTAAAGAATCTAGGGATAAGTTCTCCTAATAATAAAGTTCAAGGTAAAACACCAGTAACAAAAGGAACTTTACTATCAGCTGTTAATAAAGCGTTAGCAGATCTAGACTGGAAGTAATATGGCAGTACTAGGAAGTGGTAAAGTAGAGATAGATACCTATGGAGAACTTAAAACTCTAATAGCAGCTATCACTACAAAACAAAAAGGATTAAAGATAAAAGGTATCGTAATAGATACTATCGTTGACGAACTAGTCGGTAAACTACCAGGAGGTCCTACAGCAAAAAAGACCTTAGATTTCGTAAAAGCAGCATTCGGTAAACCGGATTCAGTAAAGACAAATACCTGGCTAGATAGACTTGATGTCGATGATCAACTTTCTGCTATTGTAGACGATACTGTTGAAAATAAGTTTCTACAGGATATTTCAAAAAGAATAGAAGGACAGTCTGACAACACGCTACTTCGACAGGATTTTAATATGAATACAGAGTTAGTAGATTTTCTAAAAACGAACTATAAAGGAAGGACGGTAGTAGGACCACAAAACGAAATTAAAAAAATGAAAAAAACGAATATACGAAGCATTCTAAAAGAAGTAGTAACTTCTACACCAATAGAAGAAGCAGCAGACTTTAATACAGGAGTTCGAATTAAAGAACTAGAATCTTTTCTATCAAAATGGTTAATACCTGTTTTAGAAAAGGGTGTTGGAAGAGACTTAATTAAAGCAGGATTTACGGATATGCTTGTTAAGGAGATTAACGATAGGTTAAACTCTCCTCAAGAAGTAGGTGAATCAGCTCTATCTCCAGGATATGTTACAAACGTATATTCAGATCACGAAACACTAGAAGCTACAATCTATAAAGATGGAGGAGTTTCTATTAATGTAAGAAGTGGAGGTCGTAGCTTAATTCATACAGCCGCTATATCCGTAACAGACTTAAGTAACGAGGAGTTTGAAAATTACCTTGTAGATCTTTTAGCAGGACAGGGCTTTCAGTTAGATGATGACCTACAGATAGAGATTTCAAACTTTGTAAAAGAAGTAAAGTTAAGAGTAGATGGTAAAGCTACTTAGTCTTATAAAGGAAATTACTCAAGAAATAGATTCTTCTAAAATTAAAATTAGAAGACAGGTAGTTAATAACTTACTGGTCTTTAGTCCACATTACGAAGGTGATAAAATGGGAGCCTTTAGAATGAAACCATTTGAAGACGGCTACAAGATAACGGCAGTTCTTTTATATGATAATTATAAAGGAATGGGAGTAGGTAAAAAGATGTATATGTACATTATAAAGACTCTAGCTAAAGAAGGTAAGAAACTATACTCTGATGATCATCAAACAACAGAAGCCAGGTACGTTTGGGAGAGTCTAGTAAAAAGCGGATATGCTATAGCTACTGAAAATGGTTACGTATCAAAATAAGTAAACTAACATAGAAAATGGCAAACGTAACTCATTCTTCTCCTCAGAAGACAAGAACACCTAAAAGTAGAAAATCTCTATTAAAGACATCCAAATTAGTAAAACAAAACGAACTATTACTTAAAAAGTTCAAATAATTTAAAAGAAGGCTTGTTTATTCAAGTCTTTTTTATTATATTAGGTCTATAAAAAGTTATGTATGAGTAGTCCTATCCTATTAGGTTTTATCGAGAATGTCTTAGGAAAATCCCATAAAAGAGCGAGAGAAAATTACGCTTTCCTATGTCCTAAGTGTAATCACCGTAAACCGAAAC